ATAAATTATCAAAAGCACTTAGTAGAATTACAGCATTAGAAAGAGATTTAAAAAGACACATAGATTGTAAATGTCATAAGAAAAAAGAATCTCCTCAACCAATAGTTAATAACGAACCAGAAGAATGTGAAATGTGTAGTGCTTAATCGTCTTTGGTTTTACCAAAAACATCAGGTAATTTAACAACTTTTATTTCAACACTTTTTTCTATATCCGAATTAGTTGTATCAGTATCTGGATTATCAACATCGGCTTTAGCATGATCTTCTGAATCATAATCGGCGCCTGTTTTTTTATTTTTTATTTCAACATGTACTTCAGGTTGAATAATAGGAATTTCTTGGCCTTCTGCCATATATGTCCCAACTTGCTTTGATTCTTGTACTTTTTTAAATGTCATTGTGTTATCTCCATTAAACTTACTAATATTTTTACTGCACCTGTTAATTTAATTGCATCAGCTTCTTCTAATACAATAGGTTGAGTTAAAACTTCAGTTTCTGCTCCATCAGCTAAACTGTCTTTATAAAGTTCTATTTCTAAACTACTATTACTACTATCCAACATAGTTACTGTTGTTGTAATAGCTCCTCCTGATTGATTAGACAACTTAATACTTTTTATTAAAGCTGTTGTTGGTAAAATAGGAGGTTGACTATTTTGATCAGCTGTAGGAACAGTGTATATTGTTCCGGTAGCACTACCAGATCTACTTATAAAAGAATCAGCCAAAGAACCACGTCCTTGCTGTAGATTCATCTTTTATATCTTGTTGATAACCAAAATTTAATTGTTGAATCACTTGTTCTAATAATCTTATTAATACATCAAACTGAGTTTGATTATATTCGGGTGTTGCATTAGGTAATCTAGTTGTACTTATTTTTGACATTATCTACCTCCATCTGGTTGAACATCCAAACGTAAAGTTCCAAATCTCCAATTGTCTCCAACTGCATCACTTTTAATAGTTAGTTGTCCTTGTCTACCTCTTCCTCTTATATCAAATTTGGTAGTAGTTGTCGATATAGTTGAAGTTTTAGTTATTGAAGTAGAAGATGAAGGATAAGTTTTAAATTTAAGTTCTACATCAACAGTGCCTGACAAATTTTGAAAATCTGGAATTCCTCTTCCTATATGAAGTAGTTCTTGGCCATCTTGAATATCAAAATCACCCGAAGTAACATAAGCATCTAAAGCTGCTCCATCGGCATCTACTCCAAATTCTTGTATAAAGAATGTTGAAGCTCCTGCTGTTAATCCTAAAACACTAGGAGTAGTAGCAGTTGCTGTTGTAGAATATTCTGTAGCGTAAGGATATTCATAAACTCCATAATCCACCCATGTTGTTCGAGCCAAACTTCCAATTGACCAGGATCCTTCTAAATAATTTAAACTTACATATCTATCTATTTGTTGTGCATTAAGACTACAATAAAACCAAGTAATTTCATTTTTTTCTGAATTAAGACCACAAAATGTTTCTGGTTGAGTAGTAATATTAAAATCACCAAATACATAATCTTGAACACTACATGGTATTTTTTTAACTGCACCATCAAACATATAAAAAGAATTTTGAGACATCCAATAAGTAATACCATTAACATCTTTAACACAATGATTTGAAACTGCGCCGCAGTTAGCTCCAATTTGATTTAATGAAAAAGTAAAAGGAGGGCCAACAAATTGCATTCCATGTAAAGAAGTATCAGTCCAAACTAAAATAGCTCCTCTAGATCTAGCTGCTGCCATAATTTTAGAACCATCTTGAATTCTAAAAGATCCAGCTGTATTTGTAGCTTTTGGAACCCAAGTATTATAATCTTCTTGAGAAGAAAAACGTAAAAATAAAGGATCAGCTGTTCCTGATGAACCAATAGTTGTTTCTGTACCAAATAAAAATACATGTCGGTCCGTCGGAGAAACTAAAGTAAATCTTGAAACCGTTGGTGCATTACTAATAATAGCAGCAGGTGTCCCTGTTCCTACAGATGTATCCCATCTATATGTTCCACCTTCACTAACTGTAGCAATTAAATCTTCACCAAAATTATCAAAAGACCATTGTCTACCATCAATTGTAACAGTCGATGTAGATCTAGGTGTGTTCCATGTACTAGTATTCCATGTTCCTGTTCCCCAACCATAACCATAAGCAGAAGCTGATAAACCAATATTAATATCATAAGTTGCTGTAACCGATCCACCTCCGGTTGAAGCACCAGAAGCTGTAGAACCGGTATAAGTTACCTTATAGGTATTGGCATCAACATAAGTTGTAATTTCAAATTCTTTGTTCATGTCAAGACCATTAATTGTAGAAGCTCCACTAAATGTTACAAAATCTCCAGCTTGAGCTCCATGCCCTGCATCTACAACTGTAACAACTGCACTTGCATTTACGGTTGTAAAAGGATTTGTTAAAGTTCCACTTGTTCTTCTTATTGGTGTAATGTCATAAGCTGCTCCTTCAGAATAAACATAAAGTTTTCTATCTGTGCCAAGGGCCATGTATCGTATACCATTAAGATCAGACCAAGCATGCATATCACGAACAACACCAATTAATGTTTCAGAAATAAGTTTAGACCAACCACCAATCTTTTCTGGGAGACCGTATCTAAAACGAACCATATCAGAATCAGTCCAACGACCTTCTGCACCATATTCCGTATTTTGTTTATCTATTCCCGGAGCAAATTGAATTTTAGTAAGCATTACGCAATCCTCAAAAATCTATATTTAACTTCACCAGCACCACCTGCAGCACCAGAAGAAGAACCAGGTTCAGTTCCACCGCCGCCACCTCCAGCTCCTCTAGTTCCTGCCGTACCACCAGATGATCCATTTGGACCCCCTGCACCACCAGAAACATTTCCTGAGTAAGAAGCACCACCTGTTCCACCTCCAATAGTACAGTTATCACCACTACAGTTTCCAGGATTAGTTCCTGCTGCTCCTGCTCCTGCTGAATTAAAAGAACTTACAGGACCTGAAGTAAATGTTGTAATATTGTAACCATCGGTTGTTGTTCCTGTTGTAAGTCTTGTTGCTAATGTTCCAAGAGCTCCTCCTGTGCTTGCGCTATTAGTACGAAGAGGTCCTTGAACCCCGCCTCCTGATACAGAAGAAGATCCTCCACCATTTAAAGTAAGAATAGGTCCTGTTGCTGATCCACTAACCGTCGTGTTACCGCCAGCTCCTGATGTTCCTGAATATACTCCTGTTCCTGCAGCGCCTCCGGCTCCTACAGTTACAGTTAAAGTTTCACCACCAGTTACACTAAATACTACATCGGATAAATAAGCTCCTGAGGCTCCTGCCGGTCCGGCAGATTCACCACCTGCTTTATCATAATCTGCTCCTCGCATACCTCCAGATCCAGCTCCAACAGCATACTCAAAATGTATAGCATTTGCTCCTGATGGAACAGCTACTGATCCAGCAGCAGTTGAATAACTTGTAGTGTTAAAAAGTGTGTAAACTTCTTCCCAGCTTCCTCCGGTTTTAATGTAACCATTTAAAACAGTTTTATTAGTAAAGGAAGTACCATCTCTAACGTAAAGTTGTGATGTTTCACGCCATGTTCCACCGTCTTTAACGTAAACTCCCATGGCTTATTACGAATATTTATACCAAACGTCTCCATCGGATCCGCCACTCGGTGCTGATGTACTTACGGTTCTAGTTCCATTTCCATTTGTTCCTAAGGTAGCGGAAACAAAACCTTGGACATCAACTCCAATTTCGACACCTAAATTATCTCTTGATGTTGCTGCTGCAGCAACATCACTCAAGTTGCTTGATTCTTGAAGAACACCTGTAACAGCTGTCCCTGAAAATTTATATCTAATTGATTCATAAGTTGCCATATTACTTCTCCATTAATTTCCAACCATAAGTTACGCCTGAGTATACTAAACAAAAAGCGGCATCTTCGGTTGCTACTGTTAAATTATTTGTATCATTATTAATCTTTTTACCATTAGGATTAATAGTTAAATTATGTGTATCAAAAGAACTAGCTAAATCAATAAATCTTATTTGATCTCCTGTTGCAGGAGAAGCTGGTAAAGTAATTGTAAAAGCACCTCCTGAAGTATTACAAAAAATATTATCACCAGGAAAAGCTGTGTAGGTAGTTGTTTTAGTAACCCAATCAGTTCCTAAAGTAGAAACATTATACCAGTTAGTGCCATCTGTTGCTAAAAAAACTGTTGTGCTTGGTTGAAGAACATAAGTGTTTCCAGATCCACCAAGACGCATGGTAATAGTATAAGAAGCACTATCATTTCTTAAAAAATATGTTTTTTGAGCTGCTGCAACTTGAATAATAAAATTAGATCCATGACCTGTAAATATAATTGCTGATTGTCTGTTTTCATTATCTGATTGAGATGAGCTGATTGAATTGTTTATTGTTAAAACATAAGGGCTAGAAGCTGCAGATAAATTTTTTGTATAAACCCCTGCAATTGAATATTCTAAACCATATTGTAAATTGTTATTTGTAGTATTTCCCCAAGCATTTGCCTGATCTCCCGAACCAATAAGTTCTAGTTGTAATAATGATGAATAAGTTGATGTCATAATCTCCTTCTAAGCTGCCTCGTGCCAGGTCATTGTAGCAGAATCATCAACTTCTGTCCATGTTGAAGTTTCAGAATCATCAACTTCTGCCCAAGTATAAACTGCAGAACTAGTAGAAGAAACTATATTCATAGAAATCCCTGTTACATTTACATCACCATTCATTTGTAAAGTAACGTTTCCTAATTCTGTTGAAATAAGAGTTAGAGGAGTTAAAAGAACATTCGCATTGGTATTAACCACTACTCCACTATTATTTAAAGTGGATGTAAGGGCTTGACCTGTAACGGAAATATTTACATTTTGTACGGCTACGACAGTAGGAGTTCCTAAAGCTGTTTGAAGATCTTCACCGACTG